GATTCTATTTTTTATAAGCCACATGAAACCTTTGTAATCAGTGGGCACAATAAAAAACTGTAGCGGTTCCTCAACGGCAACTTCAGCACGACGAGTAAACGCTATAACTTTTGAATCAGTGGCAAGTGCTACATTTTTCATAATGTTTATATAGGGGCTTGCGCCCCTATACCCTAGTTGGCAGAGTTACGGATAAAATCCGAGATTGCACGCAGTGCGCTCTTGTTAGCCTTAGTGAGAGAATCTATATCATTCTCGCTGAGCCTGAGAGCCGCACCGATGAAATCAGCGTGAACATCCTTTTTAATGGGAGTCTCACCGCTTTTAGTTCTATATTCTTTAGCGATATAAACTTTTTCACGGCTGAGCTTCGCTACAATTGAGCGAACAGTCTTGCCAACTTTCTCGGCAATTTGCTCAACGCTAACACCGGCCTGATAGTCGGCCACAATCTGAGCAGTCTGCTCAGGGCTATAGTTCGGGGCTTTGGCTGTTGCCATTTTAGCTACTCCGTAGTGGTTGAAAGAAACTCTAGTATAGGCCAATCGAGTAGCAGTAGCAACTACCATTCGTCAGCCGACAGACGGTCTTGACACGAGATGGGTTGGTATGGTACAATAGGGGCGGTTATCGGACTGTTATAAGAAATTGTTCTGGGGGCCCCCTCTCACGGCCTATTTCAGAAATTTTTTCAAAACCCTTAAGGTGCCAAAATCTCAGCTTGCCCAACAACTACCACCCATGATATACTCCAATAAACTGGAGAAATCGATGTCAACACACCTACCAGCCGAAACCGTACAAATCTCACCAGAAGCACTGGAAGTAGCCAACTGCTATCTTCAGCTTAATGATGCCAAACAGGTAGCCCACGAGCTGCAACTGGAACCAAACCAAGTAACACAAATCCTAGGTCGCCGTGAAGTCAAGCAGTATATAGACAGTGTATTCTTTGACATGGGGTACAATAACCGATTTTTAATGCGAAGTGCAATGGATGCATTAATCAAGCAGAAGTTTCAGGAGCTGGAAGAAGCTGGCGTTGGCAGCTCAAAAGATATTGCAGACCTTCTACAAATGAGCCATAAAATGTCAATGGATCTCTTAGACAAGCAACTGCAGTTAGAGAAACTACGTCAAGGCACACCAGGACCACAAAAGCAGGTTAATGTTCAAATCAACGACGACGGCAGCAAGTATAGTCAGCTTATACACAAACTGGTGTCAGGCGACGGCATATGAGTGCCCTATGGTTCACCCTAAACTGTATCGGCCTTAGCATCCTTATAACAATAGCACTAGCGGAACTCATCCATGCTCGTAGTAAGCAGAAATAACGTAGAAACAGAGTACATTAAGGAGTTTGATCCCACCAAACGATTTATCAAACTGCCTATCGACAACTATCTTAGGCTCTTAAACCTCTACGATACTATCAACAGGCCCCAAATCGCACTAATCAATGCAGTCAACGATCCACAGTACAGGTTTATATGTGCTGCACTTGCCCGTCGATTGGGCAAAACATACATAGCCAATGTTATAGGTCAACTGGTTACACTAGTACCCAACTGCAATGTACTTATCATTAGCCCTAACTATAACCTAAGTGCGATCAGTTTCGAGCTGCAGCGTAGACTGATCAAACACTTTGACCTAGAGGTAACCCGTGACAACCTTAAAGACAAGATTATCGAATTATCCAACGGTTCAACCATACGCATGGGTTCAATCAGTACGGTCGATAGTACCGTGGGTCGCAGCTATGACCTTATCATATTTGATGAAGCTGCACTGTCGGATCATGGAGAAGATGCGTTTAACATTGCGCTCAGACCTACGCTAGATAAACCATCGGCAAAAGCCATTTTTATTAGCACACCACGTGGTAAAAACAACTGGTTTAGTAAGTTTTGGCAGCGTGGATTTGACCCTAACTTTCCAGAATGGGTAAGCCTACAAGCAGATTATTCGGAGAATAGCCGTATGGCACAATCGGATGTTGATGAAGCACGTCGCAGCATGAGTAAAAGTGAGTTTGAGCAGGAATATATGGCAAGTTTTACTAGTTACCTAGGTCAAATCTATGAAGGATTCAAGCCTGAGTATATCCTAGACCAACTACCAGACTTACGTGGCGAAACAATTGCTGGTCTAGACCCTGGCTACAAGGATGAAACAGCTTGGGTAACCATTACCTACGATTACAACACTGATTGTTTCTATGCCGTACAGGATTATTGCGAGTCGGAGCGGACTACACGTGAGCATGCAGAGCATTTTCAGAGGTTTATTAGCCAGCACGGTATAGAAACTGTGTTTATTGATAGTGCAGCTGCACAATTTGCCGCTGATCTAGCCTATAACTACGATATTGCTACCACACGTGCTAAAAAAGATGTACTACCAGGCATTGCATATGTGCAAACACTAGTGCAGCAGGGTAGATTTAGGGTACACAAGGACTGCAACCACGTCTTAGCCATGCTAGATCAATATCAGTGGGACGATCGCGAAGGCCTAGCACGTGAGCGGCCCAAGCACAACCGTTATAGTCACATGGCTGATGCTGTTCGTTATGCACTTTATAGTTATGTGGTATAGCTGGTAAAATTTTGGGTTGCACTGGTGCTACCCTTTAGTATATAATTACACAATTAACATGGCAAAAAATACAAACAACCGTATTGCTGTTAAATGGGTTAGGGACAAAGCCAAGGCTGCCTACCAAAAACAATCTAGTTGCTACATCTGCGGCTGCACCAATGACCTAGAGCTGCATCACCTACACAGTATAACTAATCTGTTATACAGTTGGGCAGATCAACATGGTTATGATATTAGCAGTGACGAGGGAATCCTAGCTGTTCGTGATGATTTTATCAGCGAGCACTATCATGAGTTATATGAATTGGTTTACACACTCTGTAATCGCCATCATGTAATGCTGCATAGTGTTTATGGTAAAATTCCTACTATCAGCAGTGTACCTAAACAGCGTACTTGGATTGAAACGCAGAAGTCTAAGGCTTCTGGGTTAGTGGTAGAGAAGACTGGTGGATTTTTTAGCCGTTTTACCTAGGAGTGGGTATGAGCAGAATGGAAAGATTACGTGAGTGGGTGGTTGAAAAACTAAATCCTGCTCAACCGCGCATTAGTGAAGCCGAAGGTAGTAGTGTAGGCAGTACACAGCCTATAAGCTATAGATACTACTTTCGTGATATAGACTGTGTAAACACTAGTGTTAACAAGGTAGTTGCCGCTTGCGCTAGCCTTGACTATGATATAAAAGACAAGCAACATGAAGGTGTAGTAGTTGGACTACGTCAAAAGAGCTTAAATACTCTACTTAACTTTAGACCAAATCCCTATCAGAGTGCACAGGAGTTTCGCCGCAGTTTATTCACAGATTTCCTCCTAGATGGTAATGCCTTTGTGCATTTTGATGGTACATTTATGTATCACCTGCCAGCAGAAAATGTGGAGATCTTAACTGATAGCAAAACGTTTATTAGCGGCTACAAGTATAATGGCGAAATCTTATTTCGTGAAAATGAAGTATTCTACTTTCGTGATGTGAATTCGGAGAGTATTTATCGCGGGCAGAGCAGACTATCGGCTGCGCGTCAAAGTATAGATACATTGTGGAACATGCACGAGTTTCAGCAAAACTTCTTTAAAAATGGTGCTATATTTGGCATGGCACTAACCACAGAAAATACACTATCACAAGCTGCCAAGGAAAAAACCTATCAGTACTGGGCACAGCGATATAATCCGCGCAGTGGTGGACGTCGCCCAATTATCCTAGATAGTGGGTTAAAGCCTGTTAAATTGCAGGACAATGACTTTCAAGACCTAGACTTTGACAAAGCTATTGCACGTCACAGCGAGCGCGTAATGACAACTGTAGGTGTACCGCCTATATTATTGAGTGGTGGTAACAATGCTAACATTGCCCCTAATCTTAAACTATTTTACCTGGAAACTGTACTGCCAATCGTTAGGTTATATGTTTCCGCAGTGGAAAGATATTTTGGATATGACGTGGCAGAAGTAACCAATAATGTCAGTGCACTACAGCCAGAATTAAAAGACGTAGCAGCTTATCATAGCACACTAGTTAACGGCGGCGTTATAACTCCTAACGAAGCCAGAATAGAATTAAGGTATCCAACCATAGCTGGAAATGATACCCTAAGAATACCTGCTAACATTGCAGGTTCAGCAGCCAATCCATCAGAGGGTGGTAGGCCTAGCAACTAAGAGGAGTAAGATGGATATAAAAAACAAAGTACTCTATTTTGACAGCAAGTTTACTGCCAAGGCTGCCGGCGAGGACGATGACAGTATCATGATTGAAGGTTATGCTTCTACTAATGATCGGGATCGTCAAGGCGATGTAGTGCCAGCAGGAGTTTGGAAGTCAGGTATGGTAAACTACCTGAAGAATCCAATCATCTTAGCATATCATAATCACACAATGCCAATTGGCAAAATGGTTGATTATAAAGCTGATGAGCATGGACTGTGGATTAAAGCACAGATTCCCAGTGAAGTTGGCGATATTTACAAGTTGATCAAAAAGGGTATATTAAGCGCATTTAGTATTGGGTTTAGGGTCAAGGATGCTGAGTATGAGCAGGCCAGTGAAACCTTTATGATTAAAGATCTAGAACTGCACGAAATCAGTGTAGTTAGTGTACCTGCAAATCAAAACACATTATTTAGTTTAGCCAAGGCATTTGATAGTGCCCAAGAGTTCGAGTTATTTAAACAGCAATTTGCAGATGTTAGCGAATCAGCTAAAGGGCTAGAGTCCTCTACAAACGCAAATAGCGAAACCAAAAAGGAATGGAACATGGATCCAAAAGAGTTAGAAAAATTATTGGCCGACGCTGCTGCTAAGGCTGCTGCTGAAACAGCACGCGCTGTTGTAGAGGCTCAAACTAAAGCTGCTGAAGAATTGCAGCGTAAAGCCGATGAAGAAGCACAGCTACAAGCTAAAATTAAGGCTGCTGTTAGCGCAGTTCAAACAGTTGACACAGGTGCAGAAAAGCTATTAGCTGAAGTTGAAAAGCGCTTAGCCGAGCAAGCCGAAAGCCACAAGAGCGCCCTAGAAGGCCTAGAGAGTGCACTACGTGAGAAAGCTGCTGAGTTGGAAGCTATTCAAAAGAGCCGTATGCAGTTTAGTGATGTTAAGAGCGGTGATGGTGGTGCTACATATGCAGAAAAAGAAGCTGCTGTGTTTATCAGCAAGATCACTAAAAAGCCTATCGAAGAAACCAAGTATGCCAAGAGCCTAGTACAAAAGTACGCTAGTGGTGGTACAGCTGGTGCTGCAGGTAGCGGCGGTGGAGCAGGTGGTGCAGTTCGCCTACCAAGTCAAACTTGGGAATTAGAAGTTAGTACCAACATGGAAAACGAGATTCGTCGTCAGCTAGTTGTTGCTGGTACAATCCGTCAGATTGCAATGCCACAGCCTTTTATGAAGCTGCCTATCAATCCAGATGCTGGTGCTGATGCAACCTGGGTAGCAAATAGCGATTTTGGTGCTGCAGCTAGCAGTGGTACAGCTCGTACACATGCGCTAAAAGACATTGAAATCAGCAGCGCTAAACTAGCTACTAAGGAATACATCGCCTTTGAAGAAGAGGAAGATGGCCTTATCGCTCTAGTACCTATTATCCGTGATGCAATCACACGTCGTATGGCTAAGACACTAGACAAGTCTATGCTCCTAGGTAATGACGTTGGTGCCACAACATATAGTGCTGGTATCAATGGTCTAGCATATTATGATGGTGCTGCTAGTGCAAGTCCTACAGTTGCAGTTGGTGGTAAACTAACCTTTACACAATTCCAAGCTGCACGTCGTGCACTAGGTGTTTGGGGTCTAGAGCCCAGCGAACTAATCATGTTCGTTAGCCAGGCCGCTTACTATGACTTACTAGAAGATGCTACTTTCCAAAGTACAGACAAGATCAGTGAGTCACGTAACACACTAATTACTGGTCAAGTTGGCTTAATCGCCCAAACTCCAGTTGTTGTTAGCGCACAAATGACAGGTGCAGCTGCTAACGATGCATTAGCCGTTATGGTTAACCCACGCAACTTCGTTGTTGGTAACCATCGTGCAATGCGTATCGACACAGATGACGAAGTCATCAACCAGCGCCGTGTTATCGTTGCTAGTATGCGTATCGCTATGAGCCGCTTAACAAGCAATGAAGGTAGCGGTGTTGTTGCAGTTCGTTACGTTTAATTAAACTTAGGCAGGGTTCTTTGGAGCCCTGTCTCTAAAGCCTAGCGTGCTAGTCTTTAGAGACACAGGAGGATTTATGGCTGACCTAATTACTAGAGCAGAATATAAAAATTACTTGGGAATTAGCAGTAGCAATAAAGATGCTGAAATTGATCTACTAATACCCAAGGTTAGTCAGTTAGTAAAAACCTACTGCCGCAGAAATTTTACTGACTACTATGACGAAGCAAAAACAGAATACTTTGATGGTGGTTTTGATAAACTAATATTAAAAGAAACTCCAGTAAGTAATGTTACTCAAGTTAGTAAAAGTACTAATTATGGCCAAACATATACTAATCTGATTAAATTTACAGATTGGATATTAGACGGAGATTCAGTTAGAGCAATAAGCAATGGTGGCTGGTTTCAAGAGTATATGCGAGGCTATCGCGTAACCTATACAGCTGGATACGAAAGTGTACCAGAAGATCTTAAATTAGCTGTACTTGACCTAGTAGAATACTACTCAAAGAATAACAGTGCAGTGCACGTAAACCGCGATGTAACACCTAACGTAACACAAATACAGTATGTAGCTAGTACAAATTTTCCAGCACATATTAAGCGTGTATTAGATCAATACACGGCGGATTATGCATAATGGCTAGAAAAAGTTTAAAAGATGTACAAGGAGTAGTAGCAAAACAGCTTGCAGCAATAAGTACCGCAGAACAGCGAGAGTTGTTACGTACACCAGTTCATTTTATTCCTCT